GTCACCATGATCAGGCATTCTAACCAATGCGTTCATATAGAAGCTAGGAAGTTCAAAGTGTCCAAACAAATACTTTGTTTCGATGTCTTTCATCTTCTTCCACTCGTCACCGACAAGCCACGGTACTAGTGCAACGTCATCTTCAATGAAGATTTCGTCTATAAACGTAATACCTGGAATGTGTTTTGCAAAAGCAGTACTGTTAACGTCACGCTTGTCTTTATAATACAAGTCGTGGTTACCATCAAAGAAGTAAAACTTCTCAAATGCAGCACCTAGCTTCTCCATACTTCTAATTGTTGCATCCATAGTGGTAAGATTAAGTGAATTTCTGTTGTGATGCCAGTCTCCACAGAAGATGCCAGTTTCGCAACCAGCAGCTTGTGCTTGTTCTATGTACCAATCAATAAATTCTTCGCAATCTTCGTTATGTATACGACTATTACCTTTTAAACCAAAATGGATGTCCGTAAACACCGCAGCTTTTTTAAACAAAGAGTATCCTCCATATATACATGTTATAGTATATAGTAATTGTTGACACCTGTCAACCTATTTTTTGGTTCCAGTGTATTGTGTGATTGGAGCTTCTTCATTCCGCTTCACGCTTGCTTCCCATTCACCTTGATTTTGTCTAGTATAACTAGGAGACAAGTCGTTCATCTCTAAGATATCATCTCTAATGTTTTGATTACGTTTTTCTATGTTAATAACCCGTACAAAACTATTAGTAACAGCAGCAGTGTAGTATGCAAATGGATTATCTGACTTAGATTCGTCAAACTGTAGTCCAATTTGTGAAAGTTGTAAAATAGCCTGTCCTTTCATTTCGTCATTATATGTGTAACCACGTACATTGCCTCGAGTTGCATAACGATCAACAAGTTTTAACCACATCATAGCAAGGTTGTTAGTTGCCTTACCGTGCTTGTGACTAAAGTTACCATTATCCATACCGCCTACCCAATGACTTTTACCTACTAGGACAATTTCGCCTTCGTCGGTATACTTGTAATGTTTAAATGGTGGAAAAGGTAGTTTAACCTTTGTATCAGCAATAGTCTTTGGGTTCTTTTTGCGACCTGGCTCTTCTGGAATATGATCAAATGTCATTACACGGAAGATTAACTCCTCTTTTGTAATTTCAGATGCTAATGTTTCGCATTCTGCTTGTTTGACCTTCTCACCTAATCCTTTTCTTCGCTCATATTCTGCTGAAGACATCTTCTTTGCTTTATTACGCTTTGCTTCAGCAACAGACAGCCGATTTATTTTACCTACATCTAGTAAAATAATATCATATTGACCATATTCAGGTTCTAAATAACTGTTGAACTGATTCTTTGATTTGTGTATTTCTTTAAGTATGTCTTTATTGTTTAGATAATTCTTGGGACGCATCATTCTCTCCTCTCGTGTTAATTACTATTATACACGACAATTGTATCAGTGTCAACCGAAGAATAATTATAATATACATACATAATTTTGTCAACTAAATAGTAGTATAGGAGACAAGATAATTATGGCGTTTAGTATTAAAAAAGCTTCCACAAACTTTCTAAGTAGCATTGTAAGTGATGTCGGCGGCGCAATTAAATCTGCTATCGGCGATGCTGTAACACAGAAGCTAGGTGCCTTAGGTCCACTAGGAAAACTAGCTGCGACATTTATTAACCAAACGGGTGGATTTGGATCGTCTAATAATAACAGAACGATTTCTAGAGCAATTATTGCATCAACTAATAGTGTTACTGAAGCAGGTGATTGGCGTGTTAGTATTGGTGTCCCAGACGTTATACTAGACGAAGGCGATATACTTGCGCCGATGAGAGCAACTAGCCAAGGAGTTTGGAATACAGGAAATAAAATGATATTTCCTTTTAACCCAACGGTACTTTTAAGTCATAGTGCAAACTATTCACAAGTGCAACCTACTCATACAAATTATGCATACAATGCATACGAAAGCAGTCAAGTAGATGCAATTACAATCACTGGCGAATTTTATCAAGAAAACGAAAACGATGCAAAATACTGGATAGCATGTTTGCACTTTTTAAGAACTGCAACTAAAATGTTTTACGGAAATAGTAATCCGTTAGGAAATCCTCCAGTTGTTTGTAGACTTAACGGCTATGGTAAACATATATTAAATGATATGCCAGTCGTAATAACAAACTTTACTACAGATTTACCAGTTGATGTAGATTATATTATGTGTACCGTTAACGGGCATCCTAACTATGTTCCTACACAAAGTTCAATTACAGTTACACTACAGCCACAATACGCAAGACGTTCGCAAGCAGGATTTAGTTTAAATGATTATGCAGGCGGCAGACATATTGGCGGCGCGGAAGGATTTGTATAATGGAAAAAAACAGTTTAAGTCCGTATGCACGTACTCCAATTAACCAATCTGGATATTTAGACATACTAAAACCTCGTCCTGTTCCTGCTAACAGAGACGATATTGTATTTGAAATAACAACTGAATTTACATATCGTCCTGATTTACTAGCACACATTACATATGGTAGAAAAGATTTATGGTGGGTATTTGCACAGCGTAATTTAGATATATTAAAAGATCCTGTATTTGACTTTGTCGCAGGCACTAAAATATTTTTACCAGATCCTTCAGCATTACGTAATACATTAGGATTTTAATATGGCATTTGATTTAAAATCAGCAGCTAAAAATGCAGTAAAATCTGCTGCAATAGATACTGTTACTAGCAAAATTAATTCTAAAATTCCTGGAGTTAGCAGCCAGATGATGTCATCGGCACTAAAAGGCGGAGACATTAAAGGCGCTATTGGCGGAGCACTTGGTGGAGCACTTGGTGGAGCACTTGGTGGCGGATCCGACGGACTGATTGGTGCAATAAAAGGAAAATTAGATGGACTAGTAGCTAACGCACCTGAGCTTCAAGGTCTGACTAACACAGCACTGAAGCTAGTAGAAAAAGGCGCAGCAGATCTTAAAGGTTTAGGCGGCGAATACGGCCTGAAGATGGACCAGTATAGAGAATTAGCAGACAGAACTGGTATATCCGGCAATTTTGTTGATAGTGGATTTTTGCCGTCATACAAAGTTGACGATTCTGCTGCAAGTAAAGTTCCTAATCCGTTAAGAAGTTACAACGGAGTTAATTATATAATTACGTTAGGCGTACTTAGTGCAGAAGAATATAATAATCCTGACGCTTATAGAGGTGTAGGAAGTTTTAAAAATTACATAATACAAAGTGCAGGCGGCAACCTAAACAAACGTTATCAAGTGTTTGACGAACACGAAGGCAACGTTAAAGGCAATCACCACATTGACGCTAAAGAAACTCACGCAGAATATTACATTGATGATATCGAATTAGATTCAGTAGTTGCACCTAATGAAAATACTAGAATGACATTAGGAACATCGTTAACATTTAACGTTACTGAGCCTTATAGTATGGGAAATTTTATACAAGCAATTAGAGGCGCAGCATTTGATGCAGGATATGCTAATTATGCACATGCTCCGTTTTGTATAAAAATTGACTTTGCTGGCTATAATTTAGACGGAACATCTAATGCAAATTTTTTAACACAACCAATGTTTATTCCGATTAAAATAACGGAGATGGATTTTAGTGTTTCTGGCCAAGGCAGCAAATATGCAGTTACAGCAGTGCCGATGAGCGAAACAGGGTTATCTGATGATATTAATAAAATTAATACAAATGTTAAAGCAACAGGTGTACTATGTTCAGAAATTCTTGAAACAAATGACCAGTCGGTAACAGGTGCAGTTAATGGAGCTATTTCAGCTTTAGAAGAAGCAGGAGCACTTGCACCATATGATAGATATATTATTTGTTTTCCAAAAACACGTAAAGAATTAAAAGACGCATTTCAAAAAGGAGAACAAGACGAGACTGCGTTTGTATCTACACCTGAAGATTTAGAAATTCAACGTCAAGGAATTGATTTCAAAGCCAACCCAGAACTACGAGACACATACCAGCCAAAAACCATAACAATTAAACCTCCGAATGACACATATGGAATACTTAAATCGTTTGCTGAAAATACTAATTTAATGAATGCAATAGGACTAAGTCCATTAAATGAAGATACAAATGCAGCCGGAAACACATCCGCAGCAGACCCAAAAGCAGCAACCAATCCCGAAACAGGACAAATTGATCCAGCTGGGCAAGCAGCACAGCCTGTAGATAAGGCAAGAGATCATCAGTTTACTCAAGGCGAGCTAATTACTGCTATTATTGAAAAAATGGTATTACAAACAACTTACGCTGCTGAAAAGTCAACTGAAGGCGCCAAAAATGGTATGAACAAATGGTTTAGAATTGATACACATGTTTACATAGATGAAGGCGCCTTAACCGAAGCAACAATGGGCCGACGACCTAGAGTTTATGTGTACAGTGTTATCGAATATGAAGTTGATCAAGCAGTTACAATGGCTGGTAATCAAGCACCGCAAAATACTAAAGGACTAAGGCAACTTGCGCAGAAAGAATACAACTATATCTATAGTGGCAAAAATGAAGATGTCTTAAACTTTGATTTAAAATTTAATAATGCATATATGATGACTGCGTTTGCAGATCTTGGAATGGCCGCAGGCGGACTCCGAGGTGCGGCTGATAATTCAACAAATATTGCCTCTGGTAACGAAAAAGACTCAGGCGTCACAACTCCAGTGAGTGAAAAAGGAACAAATGAAGAAGGTAGCGCAGGTACAGAACTTGTGACTGGCGTGGATACGCCATCCGGATATCAAGGCAGTGACGTTCGACGCAAAATTGCTGAAATCTTCCACGATAAAATTACAAAAATGAATGTAGACATGGTTACTGCTGAGATGGAGATACTAGGAGATCCTTATTTTATACCGCAACAAACCGGTAACTACGTTGGTGCTGTTGGAAATACGATAGCTGAAATTAATGGCGGCACAATGAATTACTTAGACCAGTCAGTATTTTGTATTATAAATTTTAGAACTCCGTTTGATTATCAAGTTAAAGGTGCAACAATGGAATTTCCACAAATTGTACAAGGGTTTAGTGGATTGTTTCAAATATGGGCAGTTACTAATAATTTTAGCGGCGGCAAGTTTACTCAAGTTATTAAGCTAATAAGACGTAAAGGCCAAGACGATGAAGCAACAACTGCAAATTCAGGAACGATGATAGTAAACAACGATTCAGCATTAGTAAAGGATGGCGTACAATCAGACGGCACAGTTGGAGGACAGCAACCAGGAGTTGATTGTTTCCCAGCTCCAAAAAGTGATGATATTAGAGAAATAAATCCAGCAATTGGAGCAGATGTTGCCGCAGCAGCAACAAATGGACTTGATCAGCTTGAGAACATGCTTGGCAACGTAGCTGGTGACTTTAAAACAGCAATCGCGGGCCTTGAAAAAGATAAAAACCCCTTTGCAAAACTTCCGGATTTAAGCAAGATTATTCCAGGTGCAATCTCAAGTGGATTAAAAGACGCAGCATTCAGCGCAGTAGCAGGTAAGCTTGGCGGCGTAGCAGGAATTGCTGCCGGCTCACTAGCAAGTAATGCAATAGGCGGCATTGGAACAGCTTTAAAAGGCGGATTCAAACCTACTGGTCTCCAAGCTGGACTTGCAGCAGGACAAAAGGCAACTGATGCAGTAACAGCTTCTCTTGCTGCAAATGAAAAAATTGCTAGTGTATCTGGCGCCGCAAAATCTAAAGCTAGTTCACTATTAGGAGGCACGTAATGGCAGAAAGTTGCCCAGAAGAAGTTCAAGGAAAATTAGATACATCTAAAGGTATTATAGATAACCCTCGCGAACCGTATTATCTAGATCCTAGCCAAAATGCACCTTGGCCAGTATACGAAACATATGATGATTTAGAGACCCTAAAAGATAACATAAGAAACACTGATGAGTTGTATAGTAATACAATTGTTGTTGTTCTTGATGATCAAGGAGTCCACAATCTAGGATATCCAGGTACACCTAAATTTTTCACATCCATTAAAACCAGCTTGGGATACATGAGATTTAGGCCTTTGATTATTTGGGGCATAAAAAGGAAAAAGAACATCGATGACATAGCCAAGAACAAGCAGGAAATGAGGGACCTTGGCATCAGTGTTGTAGTACCTATGAACATGTCCGAAAAAATGGAATATATACGGGTTAATGCTGCCGGTGCCCACCCAAATGGCACACCAGATACAAGATGCGGCGTAGCTTATATTGTACCCAATCCGGATCTAGACTACTCAAGACCTGAAGGCGTAACTACATCCACATCCAGCGCCACAACTGGAGTTACAGTTGAAACTAAAACAGTTAATGATCCTAAAACTGCAGGCACCGTTACAACAACAGAAATTAGTGTGGCTGACCAAGTTAACAATCTTAAAGTTGGTGACATAGCTACTCCAGAACAGATGAGATATATGGCACAAGGTGCACCTGCCGTAAAACCATGTTTGCCTGACACAACAGGAACAGGATCTGGTAGTGTTGCTCCAGCACCCAATGACGGAAGAACACCTGCAGCTATTGCTCTAGCGGCTGCTAAAAAAGCAGCATCTGGAATAGGCTCGCTTGATGCAGCAAAAGGATTAATTGGAAAAGGCAAAGCCGCAGCAGGAGCCGTAGCAGGAGCCGTAGCAGGTACAGTTGTATCACCAACTGTAGTTACTACAACAAGAGCAGCAGCTAATGGCACTGCGCCAGCACCCAACAACTCACGCCCACCAAACGTATACATATATAAAGCAATGGAAACTGGTTTAGACAGATACGACTTTAATACTGGTAAAAAAGTTTTTACTCTAGATTCTGGACCAAGTATCGAAGCAGTAGAGCCAACACCAACTACTGCACCTAACGCTAACGCAACAATAGGACCACAATAAACATGGCAAATGGTAACTACACAAGAACAACTAGCAGTAGTACATCTGGTTTTGCAGACAGGGGACCGTATGAAGCAATTGTAGTTAATAACCTTGACACAAAATACATGGGCGGCATGACTGTTGAACTATTACGATATACAAGCGCAGGTAGCACACCAGAGAAATCTGGACAGTTATTAAATGTAAAATACCTTTCTCCATTTTACGGAGTAACTCCAAGTTCTGCAATTACAGCAAATGAAGGTTACGAACACACACAAAAAAGTTACGGCATGTGGATGGTGCCGCCTGATGTAGGAACAAAAGTTCTTGTAATATTTGCAGAAGGCAATGCAAACTTTGGTTATTGGATTGGATGTATACCTGCAGAAAATATGAACTTTATGGTTCCTGACGGCCGAGCATCGACACAAAACACAACTGCAAATACCCCGCCAGGACTAAGAGGAAGAAAACTTCCAGTAGGCGAATATAACAAAGCAATAGAAACAGGTGCAAGAGTCGATCCGACACTATTTGCTAAACCGTATAACAAAGATTTTACAGAAACACTTGAAATACAAGGTTTGTTAAATGACGAATCCCGTGGCACAACTACAACTAGTTCAAGGCGAGAAATGCCTAGTATGGTATTTGGCATTAGTACTCCTGGTCCTAAAGATCGCAGAGACGGATCTCCAACAGCAGAGATTGGAACAGCAGGAAATAAGATAGCAGTTCCTTCTAACAGACTAGGCGGAAGTTCATTTGCAATGGATGACGGTGACGAAAGATTTGTGCGCACAACACACGCAGAAGACGGTCCTCCGATTTATAAAAATAAAAGCGACAACGAAGCGGGCGGTGACAGCACTATCCCACAAAATGAATTACTGCGTTTTAGAACTAGAACTGGTCATCAAATATTAATGCACAACAGTGAAGACTTAATTTACATAGGAAATTCTAGAGGAACTACTTGGATAGAAATGTCCAGCGATGGTAAAATTGATATTCATGCACAAGATAGTGTTAGTATTATGACCGAGAACGATTTAAACATTACTGCTGAACGCGACATTAATATGGAAGCTGGTAGGAATGTTAATATTAGAGCTACAGGCAGAAACCAGGACGTCGGCGAAACAGGCAGAGTTCAAATTGAATCTAAACAAGACTTTAATCTGCATGTTGGAGCAAATAGTAAAATTACAGTGGGTAAAAATCAGCACATAAAAGTAAAAGAATCGCAATATATTGACACAACAAAATCATTACATATACATTCAGGTAAAGACAACAGATTAACAGCCGCAGGATCGACACATATTACTAGTGCTAAAGAGCATAGAGAAACAGCAACGTATGTTCATATGAACGGCCCAAACGCTGCACCTGCAAATGTTGCTGAAGAAGTAATGCCTTTGTCAACAAATACATTACCCCGTATCGAATCAGGCGGCGCGATAAGCTCCTACGAAAGTATATTAGCAAGATCTCCCCAACATGAGCCTTGGCCGCATCATGAAAACTTAGATCCGTTATCGTTTAAGAAAATTTACACAGATAGAGATTCGCCTGGCGCACTTCCTAGTGCAGACCGTGTTGTTACTCCAGACACGTTTGATAAAAATTTACAAGGCAGAAAATCGAGTGGATATGTACAAGGCAGCGGCGGCAATGTTAGTACAGGAAATTCTAGTCGTCCAGGCGGAAGCGGGCAAGCTCCAGTACCTCCAGGAGACTATAACAGTAACTATGTGTTTGATGAAAATATAGGAGCATTAAGTGAAAGATACGAATCTCGAGGCAACCCTGCTATTATTGGATGGGATAGTACAGGCGGCTGGAGTTACGGAAAATATCAACTTGCAGCAAATACAGGTTCATTAAATGAATTCCATAGTTGGTTAAAAAAGACACACCCTGACCTTGAAAGCCAACTAAAGACCGCAGGCGGTCCTGCAGGCGGAAGAGCTGGCAGTGCAGCATATAAAGCAGCATGGGCGGCGGTAATGGGAACAGCCGCAGGAGGAGAAATTCAAAGTCAGTATGCCGGAGTAAAATATTATGTTCCTGGGGCCAAACGAATCTTAAATGGATCTGGAGTTAATCTTGCACTCCGGTCTACGACAGTACGCCAAGCAGCATTTTCCACAACAATACAACATGGTGCTGGCGGAGCGTCAAAAGTTTTCCGAAATGCATTAGCTGGATTAGGATATACACCAGCTGATATAACTGCAACAGTGCCTACTGACTCGGCGTTAATTAGAGCAATATATTCTGAACGCCGAGCAGAACATGGCGGCAAATATTTCCCTAGCAGTAGTGAAGGTATCAGAAATAGTGTTGTTGACAGATTTCATAATGAAGAAGCAGATGCAATTAGAAGTTTAGACGAAGAAATTTTAATTGCACAAGCAAATCCTCCGACATCAGATCCGACAGATAATAGCGCAGGCACAGAAACAGTAGCGCCGCATCGTGGTGCTGTTTAATTAAGGTAAATATAGTATGAGTCAATTAGAAAAAAATCTTTATAAACGTGTTACAGTAAGCCAGCCTACTCAAACAGCAAACACTGGCAGAAAATACAGAGGATTTTCAACAGTTGCAGACGCTAAGAGCTTCAGTGTGTATGACTACGAGCTTATAAAGCAAGATTTAATTAACCATTTTCATATACGCCAAACCGAAAAATTAAGTGATCCTACATTTGGCACCATTATATGGGATATTTTATACGAGCCATTTACAGTTGACGTGCAAGAAGCAATTATCGAAGATGTTACTAAAATTATTAACTACGATCCTAGAATAAAGGCTGAAAATATTGTTATTGATACGTATGAGCAAGGCATACAAATTGATTGTACTATAACTGTACTTCCTTTTGGTATAACTGATGAATTGCGCTTCAAATTTGACAAAGACAACGGTCTACTCCAACAATAAAAATTAAATACACACATTATCATTTCAGGTAAATACATTAGTAAACAAGGAAAATGATATGTCTTCAAATGATAGACAGTCCAGGCTATTAGTAGCAGAGGACTGGAAACGAATTTACCAAAGCTTTAGGAACGCAGATTTCCAAAGCTACGATTTTGATAACCTAAGACGCACAATGATTAACTATTTGCGTCAAAACTATCCAGAAGACTTTAACGATTACATTGAATCGAGTGAATATCTTGCGCTAATTGATATGATTGCTTTCCTTGGGCAAAACTTATCATTCCGCATTGATTTAAACGCTCGTGAAAACTTCCTTGAAACAGCAGAACGCAGAGAAAGTGTATTACGTCTAGCACGTATGCTATCTTACAATCCAAGACGCAATCAAGCAGCTAACGGCTTGCTTAAATTTGACACAATTAAAACAACTGAAAACATTTTAGATAGTAACGGTTTAAACATGGCAGGTATTACTGTTAAGTGGAATGACCAAACTAACTCAAGTTATTTTGAACAGTTTGTTAAGATTATGAATTCGGCATTGCCTTTGTCTAACTCAATTGGTAATCCTTTAAAGTCTGCATTAATTGCAGATGTGCAAACACAAAAATATCGCTTAAATGCTACAAACACTGGGCAAGCAATTTACCCGTTTACTAAACGTGTTGAAGGGGTAAGCACACGTTTTGAAGTAGTAAGTACTGACATATCAGGCGAAAACGTGTTAGAGGAAGCGCCACTGCCTGGCAACAGTCCTGCATTTTTGTTTAGAGATGATGGACAAGGAGCTGGTAGTAATAACACTGGATTCTTTATGCATTTCCGTCAAGGTAAACTTGAGACAGGAAACTTTGCAGTAAGTAATCCAACTCCAAATCAAGCAGTACAAATTGATGCTGAAAATATTAACGACAGTGATGTATGGTTATTTGCATTAAATAGTGCAGGCTTTGAAAGCAGTGAGTGGACAAAAATTGACTCTACTGAAGGCAATAACGTTATCTATAATAGTTTGTTTAATAAAACTAGAGACGTATTTGCTGTAACAACACGCATTGGCGACAGAATTAATTTAAACTTTAGTGATGGTGTGTTTGGAAACTTAGCTACTGGCAACTTTAGATCGTATTACAGGACTAGCAATAATCTACGTAGTGTGATTACTCCTAGTGCAGTAGGAACAGTAAGCATTGATATTCCGTACCAGTCGAGAAACGGCTCAGCGCAAACACTTACAGTTGGTCTTAAATTAAATTACACAGTTAGTAACGGTACCGCATCAGAAACTAGTGCAGAAATTAAACAAAATGCACCAGCAACATATTATACACAAAACCGTTTAGTTACTGGCGAAGATTATAACATTGGTCCGTTAGCAATTAGCCAAGACATTATTAAAACTAAAAGTTCGAATAGAATTTCAAGTGGAATAAGTCGGTTCTTTGACTTAAAGGATGCAAGTGGCAAGTATTCAAATACTAGTTTGTTTGCAGATGACGGCATAATTTATAAAGAAGAATTTGCCGAAAAACAATCATTTACTTTTGCAACACAAACTGACATTGAAGGTATTATATATAATACTATTGAAAGCATATTAAGTAGTGCAACTGCACAGAACTTTTATCTAGCAAAATATCCAAAAATTATAGTAAGTGATCTTAACGCAACTTGGTCTCAATCTAGCACAAGTACAAATAGATCATTAGGTCTATTGCAAGATACTGATAGTAATGCATATACTGTAGGTACGTTTACTGCTAATAGTTTGCGATTATTAGAAGCAGGCTCGATGTTGAAGTTTGTTGCTCCTACTGGCAAGCACTTTATGCCCGACGGCACATTAATGGAAGACAGCAGTAGCGGAGATCATTTAGGAAAAACAACATACAAATGGTGTAAGTTAATTTCTGTAACAGGAGACGGCACAGTAATAGACGAAGATGGCATTGCTCCTATTTCAGTAAACGATGTTATACCGACAGGCGCAGTACTACAGCAAGTTATACCAAATTTTTCTAAAGTATTAATTAATGACATAAAGACACAATTAATTGACCAAACATTTGAATACAAGGATTTTGCACTACGTTACGATCAATATGACAGACAGTGGAAACTAGTATTAGCACAAGACATTAACACACTTAATGCATTTGCTACTGGTAAAGCAGGCGACATAACAGGTGCTAATTTAGATTCAAGCTGGATGCTATACTTTAAAACAGACGGCGAAAAATATACAATTACATATCGAAATTTAAGATATGTAATGGAAAGCGCAGACGAAATTAGATTTTTCTTTGACGCTGCTGATAAGATTTATGATCCGTCAACAGGACAAATTGTTAGAGACAAAATTGATATATTAAATATTAACCGTAAGCCTGGCGAACTAGTTCCATTTACTAGAGACTTTAATTGGACAATTACAGACGCTTATAGAGACGCAGAAGGATACTTAGATAGTCGTAAAATTCAAGTTCAATTTATTGACCTTGATGATGACGGTGTAGTTGACGATCCTGATATTTTTGAACAAATTGTCGGCGAAGAAGATACAACTATTCTTACAAAAGACAAATTAATATTCCAAAAGAAATACACCACAACTGACGGTGTAGAAGATTTTAAATATTTTGCAAACACAACTGCTGAAATTATTGTAGTACAAAACGAAGCAGCTATTGCTCCGTACAGTGCTAGAGTAGAAGGACAAATATTTTACTTAATTAACGAAGGTATTTTTAGGAAGCTTAATAAACTACTAAACAATACAGAAATTAATACAGACTATAAAGCATTCTTTGGCAGAGCAGATTTAAAGTTCCATTATGTACATGTTGCAGACAGTGGCTATAGAATTGATCCAAGTGCAAGTAACATTATTGATACTTATATTTTATCTAAAGCGTACGACATGCAAGTAAAGCAATATGTTGCTGGAACACTTTTAGTACAGCCTAAGCCTCCTAGTAATGATGAATTATTTAGAAGCTATGGCAGAGAAATAAACAAAATAAAAAGTTTAAGTGACGAAGTTATCTATCACCCTGCAAAGTATAAAATCTTATTTGGCGACAAAGCCCCAGCAGATCTGCAAGTTAAATTTAAGATTGTTAAAAATGCTGGTGTAGTTATCAATGACAACGAACTTAAATCAGACATTATTGAAGCTATTAATAAATTCTTTGATATTGAAAATTGGGACTTTGGAGAGACATTTTACTTCCAAGAACTTAGCGCCTATATTATAAACCAGCTGTCACCA